GGAAGAGATAAATCAAAAGAAGGTATAGACAGAGACAACTATGAATATGCCTATAAATCTGTAAAACCAATACTTGATGATTGTATAGATAAAATACTTGGAGAAACAAATGACAAAAGCTAGACAAATAAAAATGTGTAAAGACATGCAATATTTAATAGATAGGCATGATTACAATTATTGTTCTTTAGGTGAAGAGCTAGATGTTAGTCCTAGAGCAATAAGAACTTGGATTGCAAAAGGAAATAAGGTAAATATGCAGAACGCTACATTAAAAAAAGTTTCCATAAACTTAAATCAACTTAAAAATGAATTAAAAAAAGCAAAAGAGTACCAACCTGAGGAACTAAACAAATGAATGATCCAGTAAACCCAAATCATTATAAAGACGGCGCTGTAGAGTGCATTGATGCAATAGAGGCCAGTATGACACCTGAAGCTTTTGCTGGTTATTGTAAAGGTAATATCCTTAAATACATCTGGCGCTATGAAAAGAAGGATAAGCTAATTGGACTTAAGAAAGCTCAATGGTATCTCAATATGTTAATTGAGATAGAAGATAAAAATACACCAATACCTGATGATGAATGGGAAAGGGTTTAGTCTTTATGCAGATTAATAAAATACTCAGCTTCTACTACAGCTAAAGTTTTAGATCTATTTCTTTTAATAATAACTAATGGTTGATGCTCACCGCAGTTAGCAGATGCTTGGTCATAGGCCTTCCATATATTTAAAGCTTCCTGACACTTACATTCTATAGAGTAAGGGAATACATCTCTTGCCTCTTTACTCATAATAACATCTTCGCCGCCAGCTCCCATTGAGGTTGATCTTACATTCTCTGGATGTATGTCCAGGAGTTCTATAAGTTTATCTCTAACCCATTGCTGAAGTTTACGACCTTTTTGTTTTGCTGATTGTGGTTTCATAAGTAGATGCTAGGTGGGTTTATTAATTGTATACGGAGTTTACATGAACCCTTAAGACCCCTAGCAAGCCTATTATTTTATATCGAAGGTTTGCCTGTCTCCGCAGCAGCCATACTTGGTGGTATATCAGCCTGTGTAGGCGGAGTAAAACCATCATCCTTCGGCGTTCTAAATGCAACTATCTCATTAGATGTTTCACGATAATCTTCGTTAGGATTATCACTATTATCTTTCTCTGAAACAGTAACTACTAAGGTTTTGCCTTGTAGTTCTGTTGCATCATCTGGTGCATTATTCATACCAAGAGCAGTAAGCATGCGCTTAAAGTCAGACTTCGCATAGCCTCTAACTTCCTCTTTAGGATGCCATAAAGAAAAAAACTTTCTTAAGATCCAACCATTATACTTAGGCTCGTTATGCACTTTACATTCAAGCTTAATGCTTTCATTGCCAGCAGCAGATGTGTATTTCTCACATGTATAAATAATACAATTATAATCACCTTTCGGTATATAAGGCTGCGAAGCCTCCATTTCTGATTCCATACTAGCGAAATCCATTCCATCAAAGTCAGACATTATGCTTCTCCTTTAAATCCTAACTTGTTAATAATTTGTGACAGGTTAGGCTTCTCAAGAGGCTCTAACTTACCACTCCTATCCTTAGCTATATAATTAGAGCCAAGAGTTGTTTGCAACCAACGTTCCGTTGTTTTCTTACCTTTGTCATCTTCAACGTCAAATGTTCTTAGGCATAAGACTTCATCAAAGAAGTAAGGTATTTGAGTAGGTAGTTTTGCTCCAACCATCATTGGTTGATAGTGCAACATACCAGTTGCTTCATCTCGTACTTCTTGCTGTTTAGCAATAAATACTACATGAATGGGTAGGTCCCTGAATCTACGCATGGTTTTAGTCATTATCTGAATGACCTCACCATAAGCTTTTCTTGGGTCCTTATTTTTTTTAAACTCATTCGCTAACACAATCTCTGACATTTCTGTCACGCTGTCTAAACAAACAGTATCGTAGTCTAACTTGCCGCTTTCTAGTAGCTGGGCTATCTCTTCTATTTCAGCTGCTTCTTTGACTTCAATAGCAGTCACGTTCTTAGCATCCTTAATAGACAGAAGACCTGCTTCCATACTTATAACAAGAGTCTTGCCTGGCACAGTCTGACATAACGAAGTTTTACCGCCACCAGAAATTCCGTAAACCAAAAGCTTGGCCCCTTGTGATTCGACTAGCTCACTAGGGCTTTTAATACGACTCATAATATCGCTCATATATATCCTCCAAAAGATAAAATATTAGTATACAGAGTAAAAATCTATCTGTATACTCATTGTTTAAAATAAATTTATTACAAAAAGCAACTATGAGCAAAGTAGATAAAAATCAGTGGAAAGTGAATTATTTATACAGGGTCCAAGAGTTATGTAAAAAAGATTTAGACGTCTTATATGCTAACAAACTAGAGCCAGATTACAAGGAGAGAGAAGTGAATCGTATATCTTTAAGAGATTATATTGCCTATATAGGTAACGCTGGAGCAGCAAAATTATTTGAATGCTCTGAAGCAACAGCAAAGTCCTGGAGGTATGGCCAAAGACAGCCATCTATTAAGCAGGCAAAGAAGATAATCAAAGCAGCAGATGGCAAGCTAGACTTTGAATCTATCTATGGATCACTCGAAACTACATTTGAAGAATAGTAGAAGTGTTCAACGTCAAAGCAACAGCAGAAGATTCTGCGTTGGACTTAGCGCTTGCTTATGCGGAATCAGGATTTAGTGTAGTTCCGTTACAACGCCATAATAAGGTCCCACCAAAAGGACTAGGCAGTTGGGAAAAGTATAAGAGCGAACAGCCAACAACAGAAGATATAACAAGATGGTTCAAAGGACGCAGCGATTTAGTTGTAGCCTTAGTAACTGGAAAGTTCTTAGTTATAGATGCAGATACACCAGAGGCAGTTATATGGGCTGCTAACAATTTACCAGTCACACCATTAAAGGTAGCTACTGGTAAAGGTATGCACTATTACTACAATAACCCTGAAAATTTTACGACTTATGTTGCAAGGAGAACTGCGGATTTCGATCCAGCGAAGCTCATTGATATAAGAGGCGTCGGTGGCTTGATTATTGCTCCCTATAATATTCATGCTACTGGCGTTATTTATGAACCACAGGTCATACCAGGTTGGGAATTGTATGACACAGGAGATTTACCAGACTTTAGCCGCGAGGATTGGGTCAAAGTAACTGGCGCAGATAAGATCAATGGTAAGCCTATTGCTACACCATTATCTCTAGAAGCCGCAGCAGAAGGTAGTCGTAATGATACGGCTGCAAGATTAGCGGGTTATTTAATAGCTAAAGGATTGAATGTAGACTTTGCACAATTCTTTTTACAGTCATGGAATAGAACAAACAAACCACCTTTATCTGATACGGAGATAGCAACTACTGTAAATTCTATAATGAAGACCCATGAACGTAAGAACCAAGCGGCTCCTACTTACATGTCCAAGAACAGAGTTATCAAAGAGCCAGAGAACCTATACTCACCACCAGGCATACTTAAAGATATCTATGAATACTCTGAAAGCATAGCGCAGATAGCTCAACCAGCACTTAGTTTGCAGTCAGCTTTAGGTTTAGCATCAGTTGCAGCAGGTCGTATGTATAAATCAGACATGAACAACTACTCATCTTTATATTTTATGTGCATTGCCAAATCAGGTCAGGGTAAAGAAAATACCAAGACTGTTATTGAAGCTATCTTAAATGCTTCTGGTCATGTAGATCTTATGGCTGGAGATGGTTATACATCAAGTGGCGCTGTTTATAGTCTGTTACGTCATAGACCAACTCATATTACTGTAATGGACGAGTTTGGTAAGAGATTAGAGAGTATAGCCAAGTCATCCAACTCTAACAAAGAAGACGCCTTACAGGTTCTTATGGAGTCTTGGGGCCGTTGTCATGGCACTATCAGACCTGATAACTACTCGTTAATGAATATGTCTAGCAAACAACAAGAAGAAGCTATGGATAGATCTACCATCAAGCCAGCTATAACACTTATGGGTATGAGTGTTCCTAAGAATTTTTACGGCGCTTTATCTACAGGTAGAATTGTAGACGGCTTTTTAAATAGGTTTATTGTGGTTGAGTCTAAGTTGCCTAGAGTTGTAGGCAGAATGGTGCCATTTGCAGAACCATCTCATAAGATATGTGAATGGGTTAGAAAGGTACGTGAGACTAAGAATGAAATGGAAGATCTTGCTAAGAACAACTCAGAGATGGACTTTAAACAACGTATCTTAGTGTTTGATGATGAGAGTAAAGAGTTATTAACCAAGCTTGCATACAAACTTATAGAAGAACAAGACTTACTAGAAAAAGATGGCTTAGAAGTATTGCTATCAAGGACTAGAGAAAAGGCCATGCGTTTAGCTTTGATCTGTGCATTAGCTGACAATCCAAAGACAAGAGTTATTAAAAGCGATATGACTAAGTGGGCTATTGATTATGTCTACTACTATGACCAGTTGCTTGTAGATAATTGTGAAGACAAGGTAGCTGGCTCAGAAACAGAAGGCAAGATTAAACAGGTGCTTAGCTTTATTAGATCGCAAGGTGAGATAGGTATTAGTAAACGTGATATAGATAGACGTGAAATCTTTAGAAGTATGAAGTCATACGAAGTCAAAGAGATTATAGAAAGACTTAAAAACTCTGGAGAAATCCAAGAGAAAGATGTTAAGACTAAAACTACAGGTAGGCCAACTAAACGTATTGTGGCGATTGATCCTGAGTTCTTTGATGACTAAGCTAGTCTGCCTAAGCTTTGAGCTATATCCTCGTTAAGCGAAGATCCACCTAACAAACTTCTGCTTAGAGGTGCTTGATTTTGAGCTGTTGGGTTAACTGGCATTACATCTGGAATGTCTAAATTATTTGATAAAGGAGTATTTTGAGATGTTTGAAGTGTTTTGTTTAATTGTTCTACTGTATCTTCTAGCTCAGGATTAAATTCTTGTAGAGATTGCTCAACAGCTCCACCAATTGCTTGCCCTGTATCTCTAGTGGCTTGTGTTAATGATAATGGTCCTGCTAATCGTATTGCATCTTTAAATGCTTCCATAACAATACTTATACTTTCTTTATCTGATTTA